ATAGGAACTGACTTGCTACTGTTGGTATCGTCTGTGCGTCCATGAAGGTATTCTGCGAGTGCTATTAGTTGTTGAGCAGACGGATTGTCTGATCTTTCAGTAAACTCGCGGATACGCATTTATCTACGAGCTCTTCCTAGGCTGCCCATTTCTGGTTCTTCAACATCAACGTCGACATCAACATCAGGAACTTCAATGTCTGCATCAACGTCTACTTCAGCATTTGGATCAACTGGAGCAGCAACTTCTTCAGCACCTGGAACAACTGGCTCTTGTCCAGTTAGTGTGCCCTGTGCAGTTTCCATGCCAACTTTGGCAGCTTGTACCGCATCAACTAGAGCAGCAAGTGCAGCACTAGCAGCATTGTTAAATGCCTGTGATTCGTTTGTGCCAACTGTGCTTGAAATGCTTGCACTCAACGCAGGAAGGTCCTTGAACTGCATAGCAGTTACGTCTTCTAGCATATCTTGGATTCTATCAACCATGTCTTGTGCAGCAAGTACGACCTGAGCCTGCTGTACTTCGTCTTCAGTTAGATATGCACCATTCATTTTCAGTTTAATATTTTCGCCCATGCGTAGTTTGTTTAGGATTGCACCAGCAACTCTTTCGCCTGCTTCTTTTGATCCATATTTTTTAGCAGCACTTTTGGCAATCTTTGAAAAGTTCTTGCCTTTTTTGCCAATGTCTTTGCCAGCACGAGCTTTCTTTGCTGAATAATCGCCTTCGCCAAGATCAATATCGCCTTTGTCAACAGCCATTTTAAACTGTGCAGCCGCTTGTGGATTGTTTGCAGTACCAATAGTTTCGCCATCGGCTGTGATTTTCATTGCGCCAGTTTGTGGCTCAAGTTTCACATCGGCTTCGCGCATAGCAAGTCTTGCTGCAAGGCCTCTTTCCATAACCAACAGTTTTATAAAACCAGGATCGCGTTCACTGGTATGTGTGCGATGCTCACTGATTAAACTGCGAACTTTTGTCAACATGCTTTTTGCTGCTGATGAAGCCATGTTTTCAAAGTCAATGCTTTTACTAAAATAGCTTTCTAAAACTTTCTGCGACTGTTTAGTCTGCGGTGATTCTAGGTCGAATAGTTTCATTATCAAATCCTTTTTGCTGCCAGTATTTAGCAACATTTATACTTTTGTTAATTTGTTTTCTCAGTGATTGATACTGATCTTTTGCAACATCCAAGCGGTTAAGTGTAATTTCTCGCTGCATTGGCGTAATTTTGCGGCTATTAATAAAGTGACGGTAATGCATCATTTCACTTTGCTTGCCGTTTAACTGATTTTCTAAATGTAATAGGTTGTTTGCATTTGTTACTTGATTGTATTTGTCAAATATGCACCAAGCAAGTGCAATTCTACAACTGCTACATGAAGCTACATAGTTATCTTGTTTCCAAATTTCATATTCATCTGAAAATTTAATTATTTCATAGTCAGCAAATGCAAAAATAGTGTCATCATTGCGAAAAATTGCATTGGGATTTGTTGCAAGAATATCATCTGCAATTTTTTGTAAAAATTTTGAGGCTTGTTTTGCTTTTAATTGACCACGTATGTTATTACCAACCATCCAACTACTCCTAAAAGAGATGCAATTATACCAGTGCCCCAGCCGATTAGCTGGTCATTTCTGCGTTGTGCCATTTTTTCAACCATGACATGCACTTCATTAATTAGCATTTCTAAACGATCAACTTTAGAATCTAAAGCTTCGATGCATCTAGCCATTGCTTTGTATCGCTCAGCGCATAAGTCAACGTGCGCTTCTAAACTCTTTTTTTCAATTGGTGTGGTATCAGCCATTTGTGTTCTCTACATAATTTTGTTAATATTATTTACCAAAAATTGTCAAAATTCTGTATCGCTAACGTCTTGTATTAGTTTAAAATATATGTTAGCATTATCTCCGGTAGCTAGCATATAGGGCATTAAAAAGCCTTCTTGATAGGTTTCACTGAGGCCAACAATCATTGGAACGCCGTGTACGTCTTGTTTTAGCAACCCTAGTGGATCGTTACCGTCATCAAATATGCCTGGTTGTTCAATGTGAAATGAAAACTGCCACACATTGATTTCATCTTTGCTAAAACAGTTTGGTTCAGATACTTCAATGGGCTGTGTTTTTAAACTGATACACTGTAGGATAGTTTCCCAGTTGCGTTGTTGATTGCGACTGTAGTTCCATTCGTCTATGGTGCTAATTTGTTTGCCCACATTGTTTGTTACAGGCGTTTGCAATTTTCTATAACTTTTTGTGCCAGTTGGAGTACAATCAAACAGTGTTACTACATCAATCAGTTGCATGCTTCAATCTCCAATATACTATCAATTGGTCCAACATTTCTTTCAATGCTGGATCTGTTTCACTGGCTGCAACAATTTCACTGACGTGTGCTGCAACACTATGCGGTTCAGGTGCTTTTTTTACAAGCTCTCTGTGATGTGTGCCGCTACGTCTACGATAAACAGTGTTACCACCATCTGGACTTTCATAGATCCATTTTGTCATTACCATACTATTACTTAGCCACAAAAAAACCCTAGTTGCAATAACTAGGGTTTTAATGAATTATTCAGTAACTGAAATTAGTTAGTGAATGTAGCTGTAGCAGCAGATGAGCCGCCTGTGGCTGTGTCTAGTGTGCCTGTTGTCCAAGCGCCTGTTGGATAAACAGCAATAGCAAGTGTGTCTGTGCCTGTGTCTGTGAATTCCATGATAGCGATTGTAGCTTTGCCTTGGATAGCGTCTACAGTAGCTTTAGCAACGTCGCCGTCTGTAGCAACGTTAGCTAGTGTGACTGTGAAAAAGTCTAGCTTTGGACCAGCTGGGTTAACTGTTGCAGCTGATGTAGGCAGGTTGATTGCACCTGAAGTGTATGAACCTGTGTCTAGGTTTAGGACTGGTTTAAAGTCACCGTGTGTTCTTGTAAATGAAGCCATTTTGATTTCTCCTTAATAATGGTGGAACCTTAGTTCCTACTTTTATTTAGCCCGTTTTGGAGAAATTGGTCTTTCTCAGACGCTCATAATATTCGTTTTGAAAGCCTTTTTCACGCATTTGCAGCATCAGTCGATCTGATATTGTGTTACGATCAGATGGCACAATGCGATCCCAAGTGCTGGCCTGACGTCGCAGTTGTATAAGCGGAGCAGGCAAATAATCTTGCATTTCACGCTGTAGCATCAACATCATGTAACTGTAGTCGCTGTTGTTGAAGTTGCCTTTGGCAATGGCTCTTAGATTGCGTTTTAGGCGTAGTTCAGGCATAACAATCTTCACGTCTTGTTCAATACGATCGTCAAACTGTTCTGGCTTTAGCAGTATGCAAAGCACATTGTATAGATCTGGTTGACTAACACGGAAACCATCAAAGTTTTGCAGTTTCATGATCTGAGCTGCTTGATATGCAGCATACACAGGATCACTTTGTGCTAGTATTTGCAGTGCAAGCAACTGTTCAAATGCATACTCGCCAATCTTGCTCATTTTCAAACCATTTAGCTGCTTGATCTGCTTCCACATACGACTTTCATCAAGCTCTTGGAATATGTTTTGTTCTTTTACTTCTACTGGAGTTTCTTCAACTTCCTCAACTACAACTGGTGCTTCAGTGATGGCTTCATCACCATACTGGTCTTTGTAAAATTGAAATAATGCTCTGGTGTCCATTTTTTCAAATGTTCTTGCAATTTGCATTGCATAGTACATTGGATCATGTTTTAGTTTATCGCCCTGCGCTGCAAGCATTCTGTGCAATCTTGCTGCTGCCTGTTTATAACTGCCGCCATATACTTTAGGCATCATGTAGCGTTTTGCAATAGCCCAAGGTGAATCTTCAATGGCAAACACAGGATCTGCTGTTTTAAAGTCATCCTTGCGCATCACTGTTTTGGCAATCAAGTCCAGTTCTTGGTTTTCACTGTCCCATACAAGTGCAAATGGCACATTGATGTTTGTAACAGTGTCCTGCATTACACCTTCAGCATCCGGACCTAGTTGTGCAATAGGTTTGCCCCAACGCTTGTACTCCTGCTTAAACAAACGTGTAAGTTCAGCAGGCATAATTTCTTTATCATTGCGCTCGTCATTGGCTCTTTGCAAAAAGTGATGAGTAAACTCAACGTCAATGCCCACTTTGCCAAACATTCTGTCTGCAAATGTTTCCAGTTGTTTGATGTCTACAGGAGTAACAGCCATTACTTTAACTCCGGATTGTTTTGCGCAAAGTTAGCCTGTGAGAATCTCATTCTATCCACAAACTTCATTCCTGCGCCCACATACCCTTCATGTCCGGGTTCGTCACCGATAGCAGCCGTTACATCTTGATCTTGTGCATCCAGTTGACGCACCAGGTCATTTTTAAGTTGACTGATGTTTAAGAAGCTGCTGAACAGTGCTGCAACTGCACCTTTGTTTTCGTTCATCCATTCAATGATTCTTGGTGCTTTGGTTTTTTCTTTAGCAGTGATCCATGGTCCAAAGTCTTTGACCATGTTGCTATAGTTGCCTGCTCTGACCTTGCTGTTGATATACTGCTTTAGCAGTGCAGGAGTGTTGGTTATCTTTCTTGCTCTAAGCTCGCCAGGATTGAAAAATGCATCAATTTCAGGAGCATAGTTGTTGTAGATATCTTGTACTTGCTTGACCAAGTCTGCGTTTAATGTAATTTTGCTACCAGTATCTTTCATGGTAGGATCAAGTATCAGCACACCAGGTGCTTTGTCTAGCACTGCACTGGTAATTGGTTTTGCACTGCCGCCTGGTTCATCAATGGCTGTGTGTACTGCTACACCTGCTTCGGATGCGCCTACTGCTTTGCCCAGTGCAGTATCTGCACTGACTCTGTATGTTACTGTGTTTGGTGTAAACACATAAGAACCATTTTCCAATGGAGGAGTGTCGCTGTACAACAAATCTCCTTGCACATAGCCGCGAAAATCTTCAGGCACTGTGCGTCTTAACAGTGGAAACAGTTTGGCATAGATAGCAATCAAGTCTGTTCTGTCACCTTTGCGCATGTTCATGATGCGCTCGATGTCTTGAGGTGACTTGGCCATGCCGTCATAGCCTTTGGCAAGAAATCCAGACTTGTCTGTTAGTATAAACTCACCACGCTCGTTGCGTCCAAATATAACTGCTGGCTTGCCATCCCATTTGATAGTGTTGGTTTTGGCAGGTTCTGCTGCGGCACGTTGTATACCAGCAAGTGCTTGTGTAATGCCTTTGCTACCATGATCAAATACCAAATCTTCAGGATGCTCAATGCGCACACCTTCAGTTAGTTTGTATGGTGTGTAGGGATTTTCTGTGATCACTTCCATGCCTTGGTGAACAATTCTATCACGCAGTCTTGCAAGCCAATGAGCACCGCCTTCGTTGATTTCTTCAAGAGTGATGCCTTGTTTTGCAGCATAGTCACGGAAGTCTGCTATTTTTTGTTCACGTTTAGGATCACGAGCAAGTGCCTTCATGATCTTTTCAACACTGCCTAACGGTGTTCTGTCTGTGGCACC